GGAAGGCCGGTTTATTTCTAGCGAACACATAGACAGATGGTGCTACGAGTTACAGCATCACACACACACCTCCAAAGAAAGCGCCCGCAAATTCGCCAAGTCAGAAATCCTGCACGCCTTCGGTCCCTGGCTGTTCTTCAAAAAGAAAACATCACTTGAGCTGTTCTACTTCTCATACAAGCAGGACCTGGCCGCCTATCACGTCCGCAAGATAAAAGAGGCCATGCTGGAGATCCCCGAGTTCGCCGGCGTTGAATGGCTGAGCCCGGCAGACAGCGTCATTCATTGTCGCTGGCCCGACACGAAGATAACACTCCGCATTACCCCGGTCGGCTTTAAGGGCGCCAAGCGCGGCCCGCACCCGCACGGCGTCATATGCGACGACATTCTCAAAGACCCAACACAGCGTAAACTCAATTTGGAAGAGCTCAACGAAATGGCCCGCGTGTTCCGCGAGGAAGTTCTCTCCATGCCTAAAGAGGGCGGCTTCTGCCATTGTTGGGGAACGAGCCAGGACCCGACCGACCTATTCAATGAAAACAAGACGCGTAAGAATTTTTACTGCACCCGGGAGCCCGCGCGGTTTACCAGGGAGGGGAAACTGTTCTCGCTGTGGCCGGATATGTTCTCATTGGAACGTTTAGAAGAAATAGAAGACGAGGTAAAGCCGAAAGCATTCAACAAAGAATATATGTGCGCCCCGGTCCGCGGCGAGGAAGGATATTTCAGCCATGCCGAGATTGAAGACATCATAGACCGGGATTTGCAGGAGATAAACCCGGACGATTACAGCACACAGGACGAGATATACGGCGGCTTCGACATCGGCAAGAAGCGGCACCCGAGCCACCTGGCGCTGTTCGTTAACCGCGCAGGAACGCTTGTGCAGATAATATCTAAGTGGCTGGATGGTTGGGATTATTCGGACCAGATAGAATACCTGGTTACGCTTTGCAGTAAACTTTCGCCGGCCTGCCTGAAGTATGACAACACGCGCAGCGAGTTCGAGAGTTACGCGGAGAAGGGTGATCTGCCTGACTGTATGGAGCCGGTAGTATTCGGCGCGCGTAATAAGAACGAGATGGCCGCGCTTTTAGAGAGCCGGATCCGCGCGAAAGAAAACAAGAAGCCGAAACCTACGATTATTTTACTAAACGACCAGCGCCAGAAAAATCAGATACTATCGGTTGACAATGACCTGCATTCGCCGGAATCTCCAGACGGACACGGCGATTCTTTCTGGTCCTGCAGCCTGGCTTGTGAAGCGGCTGAAAATGGAAGCGGGAGCTATGTTAATTAGTGCAAGGGTGTTGACAAAGGTCTTTTCTGGTGTATAATATATCCGAATGGATAATCCACTCGCCAATCTTGCAAGCAGAATGACGCGATTCTTTTCTGGGCGCGGCAAATCTTTTGTAGCGCCTGAATATAGCGAGCTCCTCGGGTCTGATACAAGTACGCTTCCTCCGCCTTCGGGGCGTCCTTATTCCAAATATCTAAACACTTACGCTGATGTGAACTGGGTTTATATTTGCGTCAAGCGCATAATCCAGGATGTCGCGACGGTCCCAATAGGGCTATTTGATAAGAGCGATAAGCGGATTTACAAACACCCCGTTCTGAATATTCTCAACAACGTAAACGAGCGCATGACCTATCACGACCTCATGGAATGGTTACAGGCCGGGCTCGAATTGACCGGAAACTCTTACTGGAAATTAGAAGGCATAAACGGTCGCGGGATACCAAGCAGTATCTGGCCGATAATTCCGTCCCAGATAGAAATAGTCCCTTCGCAGAATCCGCGGGAATTTATCAAGGGTTACATCTACCACGTCAACGGACAGAAAATACAATTCAGCGCCGAAGAAGTTCTCCATTTTAAAACATTCAATCCCAGTGATTATTACTACGGCCTCGCTACTCTCGCGGCCGCGCGCACGTGTGTGGATACACATCTGGCCGGTGGCAAATGGAATCTTAGCTTTTTGAAGAACTCTGCCCGGCCCGATATCGCCATTGTAACGCCTCATGCCTTACAGCCGGAACAGCGCGCGCGTATGCGCGCTAACTGGCAACAGCAATATGGGGGCGAGGACAAGTCGCATGGCGTGGCATTCCTGGAGCGCGGCGCCAAGCCTGAGTTGATAGGCGTAAGCCAGAAGGACATGGACTTTATTCAGCAGACTAAGATGTCCCGCGAGGATATCTGCTCAACGTTCGGAGTTCCGCCGGCGCTTGTCGGCCTGTTTGAATACAGCAATTATGCCAACGCCGAAGAGCAGGAGAAGATTTATTACCGCTCAACGATTATTCCCAAGGCCCGAAAGATATGCCAGACGCTTACCGAGTTTTTCCTTCCGCTATTCGACCCGTCCGGGATGATGTATTTCGACGTTGTCGAATCCGAAATCAAAGCTCTCCGCGCCGACGAAACGAAACGCGCGGAATATGTGGGAAAGTATTTCAACATGGGCGTCCCTATGGATACGCTCATTGACGCTTATGGTCTGCCGTTCCCGAAAATCAAGGGCGTAACCAATATTTCATATCTGCCGATGTCGGTTCTTCCGGCCGGCGAGATATCCGCAATACAGGACGGAGAATCTTCCCTGGCTATGAGCGAGCAAATGGAGAAGGAATTTGACGAAGCGGCCAAGGCCCGCACTACGCCCACCCGTGGTCAGCTCCGCGCCAAACACCACCGCTTCATGCTCCTGGCCGGCAATCTCAGTAAGCCGTTTCAGAAATCCATGCGCACATATTTTGACGCGCAGCGGGACATGGTGCTCGGCGCCTTGAACGGATACCAGGGGCAGCGCCCCGGAATGCAGGATCTCGGCATTTCAGAACGCGACATGAACAGCGCTCTTGAAAAGGTTATGACGCCCCACATTAAGAAATCGGTTTATGAGGGCCGCGACTCCGAGAACATGATGTTGAAGGAATTTACCGGAAAGGACGCGCCCAAAGTAAGCGATAAAGCCGTTGGACGGATAGAGGACTGGATAAAACTGAAGGCATTTGCATGGGCCGAGGGAGTAAACTCCGCGACCCTTAAAAAGCTACAGAAGGTTATAGACGCCGCTATCGCCGAGGGCGAAGGGATAGACGAAATTTCAAAGCGCGTTGCCGGCGTGTTCGATACCGAGCGCGACTATAGGATGCTCCGCATAGCGCAGACCGAGGTCATAGCGAGCCTGAACAACGGCGCTATTGAAGCATACATAGACAACGAGATGGTGGAGCGCAAGGGCTGGCTGCCGGCCTATGACGAGGTTACGCGCGAGAGCCATGCGCAGGCGGGGCACACATACGGAGTGCGGGGCGCTATTCCCATCGGAGAGGACTTTGTTTTAACAAGCGGCGGTGTGGGGCCGGGGCCTGGCGACATGGGGAATCCGGGCGATGACATAAATTGCCGGTGTACCTTGTTCCCAGTTACGAAGAAAAGATAGTTGACAGGTTTCGGAAAAGTAGTATAATAATTTAGTCGTTCCGGGTCATTCCCGGTTAAGAGGCCAAAATCCTCACGATGAACAGGCTTATTTGGAAGCCGCAGACCTTCGGGTCTTGCGGCTTTTTTATAGGCCCAATTTAAAACTATGATCGTGTCAAAACCGACAGAAGAGACCAAAGAAAAACTGATAGCGGCCATCCGCTCAGGGAAGGTTAAAATCTTTTACGATGACAACTGGAAGTACCCGGACGATGATTCACCCGGCTACATAGAATTTATAAACCGCGTGCGCGGCGGCAGTCAAAAGACAATCCCACTCCTTGATATGCTTTTCAACGTCGAACGTGCAGGCGGTTATATTTTGAAGATTAATTCGGAGGCCATTAAATGAAATCTAAACCGGTAAAGAAAACGAAAGCGCCGTTGCCCGCGGACAATAAGGACATAAAGATTCTGGGCACTAAAGAAAACCCGGTTACAAAGGTTTTTGATATAGCCGATTGCAAGGTTACGGAAGAGGACGGCATGGTGGTTGTCCGTGGATACGGCAACACCAAAGGACACCCGGACCGATACGGAGATATCCCGACCGTGTTTCCTTCAATCCGCAATTACGTTTATGAGCTCAGCGAGTTCCTTAAGAACCCGGTCATGCTCCTGGACCATTCAAACCAGGTCAGCCATATTGCCGGCAGCTTTCCGGAGATATCAGAGGACGAAGTCGGCCTCCGCTTCAAAGCGGTGTTTTCCAATTCCGACTTACCTGAAATCAAACATGCCCGCACCGTGTTCTTAGAAGGGCACGCCCGAGCATTCTCCATAGCCGGCCGCTGGCATTACGAGGATCCCGCAAACAAAGAACATCTGACGTATGCGGAGATCTACCACATTTCGCCCGTAGGAGTTGGCGCCGACCCGGACGCGCTCGGCGACGCGACGCTTGAATCACCTGAACCCGAAAAAAATGCGCCCGCACAGCCAGAGCCGGAAGCCGCGCCAGTACCGGAGGAACCGAAGATTAACGCTGAAGAGCTGAAATCTAAATTGAACGAATTGGTCTCCGCAGTAGGCGGTGAAGCAGTGAAAGAGCAGTTGAAGAAAAGTATCCTTGAACTCAAAAAGGTTCTTGGAACTTAAATCATAGCAGGAGGATAACACAATGGACGAAGCAATACTCGCGGAGATTCAGGCTTTAACAGCCGACCTTCGCAAAAAGATGGACGCCCCCCAGGACTTCATCAAGAAGGCCGAAGTGGAGCTGATGGTAAAAGACATGGTGGAAAAAATGCACCCGAAAACGGAGTCGCAGTTTAAACTCCCGGCCGACACGCTTGAAGGCGTGCTCGAACGCTTCGACGCATTCAAAAACCGCCCCGAGGCTTACCAGAAGGCGCAGCCCTGGACCAGCGATTACGGCAAAAAGTTCGGCGATATGGCGAAATTCATACAGGCCGCAAGGATGAAATCCTCGCTGCTTGAAGACGCCAAAACTCTCATGTCCGAAGGTGACAACGCGCAAGGTGGCTACCTTGTGCCGACCGAGTTCAACGCCGAAGTCATCAAGCTCGCGCAGAACATGAGCATAGGCCGCAGAGTGGCCCGCCTGTTCCCGATGTCCACATGGAAGCGCACCTTCCCGACGCAGTTGACCAATGTGACAATCACATGGGTAAGTGAAGGCAGCGCTAAGACCGTGACCAAGCCGACCTTTGGCCAGCTCACGCAGACTTGCAAGGTAATGGCCGCCGTAATCATGGCGACCGACGAGCTGCTCCGCGACTCCGCGATCAACTTGCAGACCTTCCTGGCCGAGCTTATCGCTGAAGCGATGGCGCTCGAAGAGGACCGGATACTGTTCATGGGGAACACCGGCGCCGGCGACCCATTCATGGGCGTGCGCTACGCGGTAGGCGTTGTGGCCAATGTAATGGCAGGAGCCACGCTGGTCTTTGACGACATCATCGACCTGGAGTTCTCGGTAGCCGAGCAGTATCAGCGGAACGGCATTTACGTGCTGCCCCGCGCCGCGCTCGCGCTCATCATGAAGCTCAAAGACAACCAGGGACAGCCCATCTGGACCCGCCCCGTGGAAGGTGCCCCCGGCCTCATCAACGGCAAGCCGTACGAAGTGTCGGACCAGATAACGATTGTCGGAGGGAAGTATCCGATTGAGTTCGGGTCTTTCAAACGGCACGCCTATATCTCACCCCGGACCGGGATGCAGATAAAGGTCTCACAGGACGCTTACGACGCCGGCACCGGCCAGAATGCGTTCATGAACGACCAGACCTGGCTGCGCTTCACGCAGGCGGAATCAATCGACATAGCCGTCCCGGCTGCGTTCGGTTATCTTGACGTGATTTAATCACGAAAGGGAGGACAGTATATGACGGTAAAGATACTCGTAGTTAAACTCGACGGTTATGTCCCCGGCGTCAAGACGACAATGGACGACAAGCAGGCCGAGGTTTTTGCGAAAGCCGGCAAGGTGAAGATTCTGGGAAAGGAATCCAGCAAGCTTGCCCCTAACGAATCAAATAAGAAGCTGGGAGGCAAAGATGGAAAGAATAAATAAAGTTGTATTCGCAGCGTTCCTGTTCGCAATGATGGTGATCGCGATGGCCATGCCGTCGCACGCCATATCGAGCAGGGAGTTCACGGTGGACTCCACCTCATACCCAGTGACCGAAGTGGCATTCACGGCCGCAGAGATATCTGGGAATGTGGCGATAGAGCAGATATGGATGGCTGCCTCCAGCACCGCAACCGCGCAGACTGTAAGCGTTTATGAGAACTGCGCGGCGACCACGACCATCACGCTTGTATGGCGCGGGTACATACCTGCCGGAGCAAACGTGGTGCCGACGATACACCTGAACTATCCGTTGTATAACACGCCTCTGTACCTGACTGACCCGTGTTTCAGAAAGTCAGACGCAGCCAGCAGCGTGCAGTTTAACGTTCATTACAGGTAAGCGTCACAGCGGAGTTGTTACACTGTCCCTCCGGCGTTAATAGCGCCGGGGGGAATAGTTTAAAGGTGAAATCATGGCTGTTACAGCGGCGGCAAATGCTCTAACCACGGTCGCGGACGTCAAATATACATGGGGTCGGAAACAAGCCGACATAGGTGATGACGACCGGATTCAAACGCTGATAAACAACATCAGCGGCCGGATAGAGAGCTGGTGCGGCCGTAAGTTTAAAGAGGCCACATACACCGACGAGTATTATGACGGTCCGGATGGCCGTTTTCTTTTTTTGAAACAATATCCTATAACGGATACTCCGGTTGTGAAACTTGACGGCGCGGTGGTATCATCTGACGGTTATGAAGTTTATCCCGAAGAGGGAATGATTAAAGGTTATTGGGTTCCGGGTGATCGCAATTACACCATAACCTATAAAGCCGGTTATGCGGTCATTCCCCTTGGCTTGTCAGAAATTTGTATCGAGTGGATAATCATTTTACTCGAAGGACGCATGAAGGACGCCAAGCTGGGAGCCGCGGACGTTATTGTTTATGAGCCGCAGAACATAGTTATCGGGCTCGCGCCGTTTAAGAGGATGGATTTTTAAATGCTTAAGATGAAAGTAAGCGTGGTAGATTCCGACAAGGTAATTAAGGCCTTAAAAAAACTGGATGACGATATCCAGATAGCCACGTCTAAATTTATGAAAGTCGAAGGCGCTGAAATGGAAAGCGATATAAAACAATCCATGAAGTCAGGAGGCCGGCAGGGCCGTATTGGTGCAAGGGGAGGTAAGGTAACCACGCACAGCAAGCCAGGTGAGCCGCCCTACGTGCAGTCAGGCCGCCTGCGCGGTTCTATCGGGTATCTTTTTCAAATGGCGAAGAACGCCTTGTTCGTGGACATAGGCGCGATACGCGGCGGCGGTGAAGTAAATTATGCCCACGGTCTGGAAGTGGGCACAAGCAAGATGGCTGCGCGGCCCTGGTTGATGCCAATCGCAATGAAGCACATTAATTCTTGGGGAAAAAATCTCGGTATAAAAGTAAGGGTTATAAGCCCCGACTAATAGGAGAATATCATGCTTGAATCACAACGTTATTATTGGTTCGGAAAAGAGCTCAAAGTTTACGACCACGAAGCTTTAACTGTCGCTGCTGCGGTAGTTCAATGTACCGCTGCAAAGCTCGCGGTAGCTGGAAATGAAAAAGCTGTCCGCGCATGGATTACAGTCGAAGGCGCTGATATCCGATATCGCTTAGACGGAGTAGTTCCCACCGCCGCAACTGGCCACAGGCTAAATGATGGTATGCCTCTGGAAGTAGAAGGCTGGACAAATCTTGAACGGTTGCGCTTTATTGCAGTAGCCGGAACCGCCACTGTCCGCTGCAGTTATGCGAGGTATGCTTAATGAAAAAAACTATTATATTTTCAATCTTGCTCTTGAGCCTGGC